AGAATATGCAAACTGAAAGTTTTTTTGAAAAAATAGGAAAAACTCACTTATTTACCATGCAAGATGGTACATATAGTGTAGAATTAAAAGATTTATACGATGAATTTACTACAGCAATATTAGTAGGTGCAATTACTGGTGATGCAGGAAAAGCTGCTATTGCAGGTGGTACACAGTTTATTAAGTCTGAAGTTATAGAGTCTTATGCTATGAAAGCAGGAGAAACTGCTAGTAAAGCTATATTAAAAGCAGGAGGAACTGAGAAGGCTGCTAAAGCTGCAAGTGACGCTGCTTCTAAAAAATGGACAGGTTTTGGTGGTGCTGCAGTTACTATGGCAGGTGTACTAGCTTTAGGCGGTGATGAAGAAGCTGCTCTTACTGCAGGCGTACAACATTTAGTTACAAAATATGGTGCTGAAGCTGTTGGCGAATTTGTAGGGGGTGGTGAAGCATTAGGAGGAGCAACAATAGCTGCAGTAGTATCTTTTTTAAGAACTGGAGATGTAAAACAAGCGGCTATGTCAGGAGCAACATCCTATTTATTTTCTGTAAACCCTGTACTAGGTATTGCAGCGATGGCTTTACAATTCTTAACAGCTAAAAAACCTTCATACAAATCAGGTTATGCTTCGTTTGACTTTGATGAGTTTAAAATGAACACATACTCTCAAGGAGATTATGATTCTAGTAAAGCAAACCCATCTAATGTAGAGTTTTCTAAAAAATTATTAGACCCTATGATTCCTTACATGCAAGAGTTAGAAAAAACAACAGGTTTTAATTTTAAAGGTGACTTACAAATACACTATTCACAAGGTAAAAAAGGTGCAGGAGTACACTACACTATAGGTAATAGAGATCAAGAAGGTTTAGACGCAAAAGGTATGTTTTTAAATAGAATAGGATATTATGATGGTAAAGATCAAACTACAAGAGATGGTGGTAAAGTATATACTAAACATTTCCAACCTACACAAGAAGGTTTAGAAGCTATGTATGAGTCTATATATGCTGATTTAGCTTATATTTCTGAAAACAAAATTACAGACCTATCACATTACACAGGTGTAGTAAAATCTGCTGAAGAAATACAAGCAGGTTTAAAGAATACTGGTTTTGACATGGGTAGTTTATCTTTTATGCAAGATGGTGGAAAAATTCTTGACAAAACCTCAAAAGTGTTGTATAATAGTAACCAAGCAGATAATTACGGTTTTGTAAACAAAAAAGGTAAAGCTCCACCTTCAATGAGAGCAGATGACGTTCCAATGACTTTAAAAGAGGGAGACTTTGTACTTTCTCAACCTGCTGTAAACCTTTATGGCAAGGATACAATAGAAAGAATGGTAAACAGAGCTTCTAAAGAAGCAGGCACAAATCTTAAATCTGGTGGTAAAGTACCAGTAAATGTACACAACGGTGAATACATTATACCAAAGAATTTAACGAAATATATAGGCTCTAATGTTCTAGAAAATATGAACAACAGGGGTCTTATGTCAGTTGGTGATAAGACCAACACTTAACCGATAGCTACTTGCGAAAGCAACCCTATCACTTTAATAACTAATATGGGCTACCTGCAGCAAACAGCCCCCATTGAGGTACAGATGAACGAAGAAAACCAAAAGGAAGAACAAGAACTAGAATCAACTCCATATAAAGGAGCTTACAGAAACGAACTAGAAGACGAACCCATAGTGGACACCGAAGAAGAGGATACTCAGCAAGAGGCTACTCCACAGGCAAAGACAGATAGTTTTGTAGAGAAGACTGAATCAGCAGAACCTGAACATGACTATAAAAAAAGGTATGATGATTTAAAAAGGCACTATGACGCTAAGATTGAAGAATTTAAAGGTAAAGAAACAGAACTTTTAACTTTAGCAAAACAAGCATCAGATGGTGGGATTAATTATAAACCACCTAAAACCCCTGAAGAACTAGAAAAGTTCAAAGAGGAGTATCCTGATGTCTACAACGTTATAGAAACCGTGGCTTATTCTCAAGCCGACAATAAGACTAAGAATCTGCAGTCAGAAGTTGAAGAACTTAAGAAAGAAAGAGTACAGTTAACTAAACAGAAAGCTGAACAAGAACTTTTAAGATCACATCCAGACTTTATGACTATTAAATCAGATGAAGAGTTTATTAGTTGGTTAGAAGAACAACCACCATCCATTGCAGACGGAGTTCTTAAAAACAACACTGATGCAAAATGGGCTTCTAGAGTACTAGACTTGTATAAAGCCGATAAAGGTATAAAACGTACATCAAAACAGAAGGCTAATTCTGCAGCCGATTATGTTCCTACTAAAAAGAAAGCGGAACCTAGTAAAGGCAAAAAAGAATGGTCATCTGAGGAAATAAGACGGATGAAACCTCACGAATTTGAAAAGTACGAAAAAGAAATTGACTTAGCAAGAAGAGAGGGCAGAATCCGTTAGTTTATTAACTTTTAACTAACAAGGATAATACTATGGCTATATCAAGCTCCGCAGGTTATACAAATCTGCCTTCAGGTAATTTTTTACCTGAGATTTACAGTCAAAAAGTTCTTAAATTCTTCCGTAAAGCTTCAGTTGTTGAGGATATTACCAACACTGACTATACAGGAGAAATTGAAAACTTTGGTGATACTGTAAGAATAATAAAAGAACCAACAATCACTGTCCAATCATATGCTAGAGGTGCTTCTGTTAATACACAAGACCTAGCCGATGATGAAATTCAATTAACTATCGACAAAGCTAACGCATTTGCTTTTAAAGTAGACGATATTGAAGAAAGACAGGGACATGTTAATTTTGAAACACTAGCAACGTCAGCAGGTGCATATGCACTTAAAGACAGCTATGATTCAGATGTTCTTTCTGACATCGCTTCAGCAGTTACTTCAGGTAACACTTACGGTGCAGACCATGCAACAAACTCAATCGACACAGGTTTCGGAACAGATGAAATCGACCCTGTTAACGTACTTGCTCGTCTAGGAAGACTTCTAGATGACGGAAACGTTCCAACAGACAATCGTTGGGCTGTTGCTTCACCTAGATTCTTTGAAGAATTACAACAAACTAGTTCAAAATTACTTGACGCTAACTTCTTAAACGAAGCTAACTCACAGTTAAGAAATGGTTTAGTAGTTCCTCAACTAGTAAATGGCTTTAGACTTTATAAGTCTAACAATATGCCTGCTGCTAGTACTTCTGACGTTTACCAAGTCTTAGCAGGACATCAAGGCAGTACATCTACTGCTTCACAGATTGCTAAAACTGAAGTTGTTAGAGACACAGAATCTTTCGCTGACATTGTTCGAGGCTTACATGTTTATGGTAGGAAAGTACTACGTACTGAATCCATAGCTAAAGCTTTCGTTAAATTAGATTAAGGGGAGAATAACTAATGGCTACTTTAACTAAAACAGGCGGCACAGGCACTACTGGACATGTTTCTGGTAATGGTGTTGCTAAAACTTATGTACAATCAACCGTTATTGATGGAACATCAACTTCTTTAACAAGTGGTGACGTTTATCAAGCGATTAATCTTCCTGCTAACTCTATAGTAATGAGTGCAGGTATTGATGTTATTACCGCAGGTACTGGTACAGGTACTTTAGCACTAGGAGACGGTACAGTAACTTATGTTGCTGCTGCTACTCAAAGTGCAGGTCAAATGACTTCAGGCGATGCTCTCGCTGAACTCGCTGTTACTTATGCTGCAGCAGATACACTAGATGTAACTGTTGCTACTGCAGATGTTAACTCTAAAGTCCGAGTATGGGCTCTTATTGCTGACATTGACGGAATAGGTGATACCGAAGCAGGCGATACTTTTGCTTAATGACTAACTAAGGTGGGGGGTTAATTCTCCCCACTTTTTACAAGGAAAGAACATGAAAAATTTATTAGTAATACTTTTTGTAGGTTTTGGATTAATAGGTTGTGCTGCAAGTGCAATTAATATTTCTGCAGACATACCTAAAGAACAAGAAGTAATAATTTCAATAGAAACTAAAAAAACTAACGATTAATTATGACACAAGAAATAAGTAGAGAACTGTTACATTTACTCCTATGTATAGCAACTGTGTTTTGTTTATACCTAGGTCTTTCTTCTTTTATGCTGAAAGAATTTGCAACATTCTTATACTTATTACCTGCCAATGGTGCGGCAGCTTGGTGGTTATATAGAAAGCTCAATGGTTGATTCAACATTTATATCAGCAGGAGCTGCACCATCGAATACAGACAGGACAGACATCTACGAGTGTCCTAGTAACTTTAAAGGGATTGTAAAGTTTATAAACGTAGCAAATGTAAATTCAGGTAACAAAACAGCTAAAATAGAATATTACGATTCATCTGCTACTACATATTATGCCTTATCAGGTGCAACATCTATAGCAGGAGAAGGCTACATAAACTGGACAGATATAAATTTAATATTAGAAGCAGGGGATAAAGTAACAATAACTGCAGGAACAGCAAGTACAGTACATGCCTTAGTAGGCGTAGAATTAATTTATAATCCATTAACAACGTAGGCAAAACATGGCAACATTTATTACATTACTTAACAAAGTATTAGTAGAGCTAAACGAACCTGAGCTATCTACTTCAGCAGACTTAACCTCGGCAGCAGCCACAGTAGGCATACAGTCTACAGTAAAAGAAAATGTAAATAAATCTATAAGAGATATTGCTACTTCAGAAGTAGAATGGTCTTATCTAGTTGCAGCAGGATCACAAGCTTTAACTGCAGGTATTATGGAATACACTGCACCGACAGCAGCAAACACAATAGACTGGGATAGTTTTATTTTACTACCTACAGAACTTATAACTAATGGTACATATGATAGTAATATAACTAGTTGGACCACATCTAACTCAGGTACAGGAGCAGGTACACATTCTACCGATGCTTTATCTTTAGCAGCAGGTTCAGGCACAGCAGCCGTTTATCAAGAGGTGTCTTTGACTAGAGGTAGGCAATACATGGTATCTTTTGCTATGAAAAACTCTTCTACTTCTGGTACAGCATTAAGCCCTAGCCTAAATGTATCTGTAGGTACAAGTGCATTAGCCACAGATGTAGCTACAGGAACGTATACTTCTGCAGGCGGTTCTAATGATGAAGGTGATTTAAGCTATCATAACTTTACATTTGAAGCATCTGCTACATCCCATTTTTTAACTATTAAAAATGCTACAGCATCGTCTACAGTACTTGTAGATAATGTAAGCGTAAAAGAAAACTTCCATCCTAAAAGTTTAAAGTATTTAAACGAAGACGAATGGAGACAACGATCTGTTAATACAGATAAACACCAAAACCCAGACCACTACTCAGAGCCTGACCATGTATATAAAACCAACAGTTCTGCTACAGCACTTACATTTGGCGTATCACCTGTTCCTGACAAAAGCTCTTATACAGTGGAGTTTGATTATTTTACTGCCCCTACAGATTTATCTGCTTCAAGCGATACGCCTAGCCTACCAACTCGTTACCACGACCTTATAGTAAAAAGAGCTTGTTACTATACATTGCTTACACGTTCAGACCCACAATTAGCCCAGATATACTTACAAGAGTATAGCTTTGGCTTACAAAGAATGAGAACAGATTTGATAAACCGTAAAAACTACATGTTTGCTGTCTAATGGCAGATATGTTAAATCCATTTGTAGTTAACTTCAGAGGCGGCTTAGTCCTCAATAAATCTCAGTTTGAGATGGAACCAGGAGAAGCTATGGAGTTAAGAAACTTTGAACCTGACGTAGGTGGCGGATATAGACGTATCTCAGGGTTTACTAAGTTTAATACAAATGAAATAACTTCAGGAAGCACTACAGGTGCTATACTTATGTCGGCTGTATACAAAGATCAAGTTATAGCTGCTAGAGGTACTGAAGTATTTAAAGTACCTACATCTAATGGTTCTGTAACACAAATAGATTCTGGTAGAACTAGTGCAGGTAGATACGATTTTGACACTTTTAATATAGATGGTACAGATAGAATTATATGGGCTGATGGAGCAAACAATGCTTCACATTATGATAACAGTTCTGTAACTGACGTAAATGGTACAGGTGCTCCTGCTAATCCTAAGTTTGTAAAAATATTTAAAAACCATGCTAT